GATTCGTCGGTTTCAGGATTAACTTGAACCCTTATGAATTCGCGTCCTAGCTGGGCGCATGCCTGCTCGACCATAAATGTTTTACCGTTACCGGACATTCCAGCTATGTAAACTGGATAAAACATTTCTGATTTAATAACTTTTTTGATGTCTGAATGTGCGCCCCAAACTACGTAAGTTGGGTCGACTGTTGCAAAGGTTTTTTCCTTATTAACAATTGATTGTGGTGCCATCGCAACCGCGGCGCCTGGAAGAGGGATTATTTCTGCTTCCCTGATTGGTTTTACCTGGGCAGCTAAATCGTAGTAGCCGATCCTGGTTCTATCCTTTGCGTTACAAAGGCCAATCCAATCGGATTTTTTATATCCCATGGAATCACCAGCATCTTTGATTGCTGATGTTTTAAATTCTGTTGTATCTGGAAATCTTCGGGACAATTCCTCGAGGATCTTTTGAGTGCTGATTTTCACTTTATTCATAATGTATTTGATTCCTTATCAATTTATTTTTATTTATAGGTCCATTATACCACACTTTTAGTGGTTTGTAAACCTTTATTTGCATTTATTTGCAATTATTTTCTCATATGTATATGCGATTTTGGCATATTATACGGGTCCGTCTGGGCCTTCATTAAATCTTTTGGTCGCGACTTTAGCTGCTAAATCATCAAAGCTTATAAAAGAAGCTTCGAAAATTCCCATTCCTAATTCCGCAATCAAGTCAAGTCTATTTAGCTCTAGCGCATCCTCGAAGTGATTTTCTAAAATCATTTCATTTATTGGGTGTGACATATTAACTCCTTAATTAAAATTGTTTATGGGTACCATTATACCATAGGTAGCCTAGAATGTAAACCTTTATTTGAAAAAAGTTACGCTTTGTTACGGTGTTATCGGATTTTGGAAAAGTTCCCGTCTTTATAGAATTCTATCTTAGAGCGGATCTTATTCTCAAGGACATCGCCCTTATGTGTTATGATAAAGACATTACTTCCTTCATCTAGGGTACTTAGAATTTTGGTAAGACTTTCTACACCATCTACGTCCAGACTCGAATCAAATGTCTCATCTAGGACTAAAAGGTTAGTAGCTGCACTATTTTTCATTTTAGCTATCTGGCGCCAAGTGAAAAGCAAAGAGAGATCTATCCTTTGTTTCTCTCCTTCAGAGAAGGAAGCGTAGTTGAAAGTATCTCTATATCTCGATCGAATTGTTTCATTGAAGTTTTCATCTAAATGGAATGCTACAAAGAAGTCTAGGATCTGAAGATATTCATTAATTAGTCGATTCATCACAGGAAGATACTGTTTAACTACTTTAGTTTTAATACCAGTATCTTTGAGCATTTCACCCATTACTTCATTGTATGTCCTCTCTTCTGTATACTTTAGCTTGTTTTCTGTGTGGTTTTCCTTGTTTTCTCGTAGGGTTTCTAATTCATTCTGGGCTTGTTTTACATCCCCTGTCTGGCTAGAAAGTGTATTAATTTCCTTTTGAACCTTATCAATCTCTTTCTGTAAGAGAGATATAGAATCATTATTAGAATTAATCTTGTTTTGTTTATCCCTAAGCTTATCTAAACTCTTTGTAATCTGTGAAGTAGTACTTGATAGAACTGATAAGCTACGTTGTAAATCTTCTTTCTCTTCCTGCACTGTCTTTGCAGTTGATTTAATATAACTGATCTTGCTGCTCTTTTTATCCTCTGTAATATCTTGATCACACGTCGGACAGTGGTCATTTTCTTCATAGAATCTAGACTCAGATACTAAGTCTTTAATTCGACTGTTTAGTTGTAGGTTATGGGATTTAATATTTGCTACTTGATCTAGTTGTTTAGAGTAAGCATTTTCCTCAGACTTCATGGAAGCTGTTAAATTCTTTCCTAAGGTTTTAGACTCATCGAATAATCCTTTAATCTTTCCTTTATGTATCTTGATAGAACTTCTCTTTTGATTAATTTGATCTTTATTAATCCCTCTGAGATCTTTTATATATTTTAATTGTCCCTGGGTCTTAGTTTTAATAAGCTCAAGTCTATGGTTTATATCTACTAATTGATCTCTTATGTTAGCATTACGTTCTTTTAAAAGCTGATTCATCTTACTGAAGATTTTTATATCAAGAAGATCCTCAATAACTCCCCGACGTGACCAAGCAGGTAACTGCATAAAAGGAATAAAAGAAGAACTTCCAAGAACCACAACTTGATGAAAGGATTTATGATTAAGCTTAAGTATATTCTGCTCCAGAAATTTCTGATAATCTCTTGCATGTGATGCTTGATTAATAAGTTTACCATTTTGATATATCTCAAACTTAAATGGCGTAATACCCCTATGTACTTTAAAATGTTGACCTCCTACTTCAAATTCTACCTCTACTGAACATCTCTTCCTATTAATAGAATTGACTAGTTGAGGTTTGTTAATATCTCTATGAGGTTTCCCAAAAAGCCCAAAGGAAAGAGCATCCAACAGTGTTGATTTACCAGAGCCATTCGGCCCTCTAATTATTGTTGTGGGATTTTTATCTAATTGAATATCAATAAATTCGTTTCCGGTAGAAAGAAAGTTCTTCCACCTGCATGATTTAAATTGGATCATACTACCTCGAGATTCTGAGCTTCTGTATACAGCTCACGTAATTTCACTTTTATGTGTTCTTTATCTAGATCTGTATCTACTGCTTCGACATATGAGTCTAAAAGTTCAGTAGTGTCCTCTAGTGACACTTTCTCATCCTCTATACTATCACCGATAAACTCCTCAAAGCTTTCGGCTATCTTGAGTTCGTAAGTTTCTATATTTTGTAATCGATCTAATAGACGATCGAACATATAAAGATCGTTTTTGTTTAGTACAATGAGCTTTATAAATTTTCTTTCGAACTCTTTTATATTTATATTGTTATAATTTTCCCTTTCATCATCATAAACAAACTTTTTGAATATGGTGATAGGATTGCGCACGGGCGTGAGCTCGCGCGTACGTGTATCTAGTACATGGAAATATTTTGGATCATCTACATCAGCCCAGGTAAACTCCATTTGAGCCCCAAGCATATGAACATTTCCTTTACTAGACTTAGTATGGAAATGACCAGAATAAACTGATTCGAATCTTTTGAATGTATCTGCATTCATTCCATGTGGATTTGCTATACCTGGTTGTACATCAAATCCTTTTAGATCTAAGTGAGCACAAAGGATATCTGCCTTACAGGTATTTGTAAAGTTAAGATATTCATCATAATTATAATTATTGATCCAAGGGAGAAATGCTATATTTAATCCATCATACTCCAACACTGTTGGTTTCATTATAATATTAACATTAGAAGTAAAATATCCTAGGAGTTCCTTGAGAGAACATAGCTGATTAGTATTTTTAAAATATACATCGTGATTCCCAGGGATAATATCCATAGTAATACCATTGTCTCTAATGGGTTCAAGAAAGACCTTACGGTTATTATTAAGCGCTTTAAAATTGACGAACTTCCTATGTTCATAATAATCACCTAGGTGAAGTATGTGTTTAATGTTATGTTTTTCTAAGTAAGGAAAGAATATTTCATTATAAAATCTCTCTTGATATTTCAAGAATATATCAGATGAATTTCTGACACCGCAATGGGTATCATTAAGTATTGCTAATTTCATTATAAAATATTTCCTTTGGTCTGTTCTTGTTTTGAATATTTTGCGCGGAAATATCTTATTGCTTCTATTTGTTTGTTAATAAGGTTTATTTTTCTCTGTTCTTTCTTTAAAGCTTCTACATGGGGTCTTCGTCTCATTTGTCGGCGACGCCTACTAGCTGAAAGTTTATTCCACCTGAGTTTTTGTTTATTATTCATTTTTTTCATGATGACATAAAGAGCTCTAATTTTTCTTTTTCTTTTGCTTTTTTCTTTTCTTGTTGAGCAAAAGTTTTAATCTTTTTATCAACATGTCTTATCTTAGATATTCTTTCTCTTAATGTATCGACATAAGCCATAGTTTCTTGAGCTCCAGTATCGTCCATACCCATAGCAGTAAAATCTTCAATTCCCATTTTCTCAATAAATCTCATCTTAATATCTTGTTGTTTCTTTTCTTTAGTTATTCTTCTAATAAAAGCAAAGTAAACAATCTGAGTAAAATAAGAGAATGCATTAGGTTTACCGGTACGTGTAGCTGTTTCAATCTTATAATTATTAATAGCTCGTAAACAGTTTTCTACGCCATCCATCACCATTTCATCTCTGTATGTATATCGTACAAAGTTTGGCCGATGGCTCAATCCTTCCGCAATTTTTATAAAGCAAGTCGCAATATAATCCGTAACCTTAGGTATAGGCTTATCTTCTTCTTTAGCTTTATTAGCTGAGCTGACATAATCAACTACAGCGTGTGAGAAATCTTTATTGTTAATGTAGTGGGCCTTCTTCTTCGCATCAGTAGCCATAATTTATCTCCATAATTAAATTTTATGTATAGTCTATTATACCATACTTTTGGGTATTTGTAAACCCCTAATTTATTTTAAATAATTTGCAAAAAAAGGTTTACAAATCGTTGTTTATGTGGTATAATAGTACAGTGTCCTCAGGACAAAGAGACACTAGTGTAAAGTATCTTTTGGGCCTGGAAAGGGTATAACATTATCCTCAAATTCAATTTCTTTTTGTTCCTCATTCTCAACCTGACTCATGAATTCTTCGAAGTCCTCTAGTAATTCTTCCGGGTGTTTATGAGGGTTTGGCACTAGTTTAGGTTTCATAATGCTAGCTGCTAGCCTGATATATTCCATTTTAAGATCTTCATCAATTCCAACATGATGTAAGATATGTTTATTTGGTATCTTAAAGATCTTTTGCCCTGAAAAAGGGAACCAAGGAAGGAATGCAAAGCCTCCGATGATATTAGATTTAATTACAAAAGGCCTTTCTACAATATAAGAGTCAGGTTCTTTTTGTGTTACTAATGCTATGATCTCTTCGCCATTCATTAGTTTGAATTGTCGTATGTTTATTTTTTCTTCCATCTCTATATATTTATCTCGAAAATTCCGTATTTAAACTTTTCTTTTGAATATATTTTAATTCTTTCCGCTGCATGATTGAGCGTATAATTCTTTTTAGCTTTCCAATGAAGATCATCTGCTATATCATATACCTTTGTATTTATGCCATCTGGACTTACACGAAGACCTCTACCGATAGATTGCAATACTCTTATCTGGGATTTCGAAGGAGATGCAAAGATAAGATTGTTTAGTCTCTTTATATTTATGCCAGTTGAGAACGTACCTAGTGAAGCAACGATAATAGCATTATTTTCTTTTTCAGTAATGGACCTTATCTTTTCCCTAGTGTCAACATGGGTTTCTCCGGACACATAAAATAATTTTCTCTTCTTATCTACTTTATCTTTTAACAAATCGTGTTC